ATATAATGGAGTTATCAATATATACATATTACCATCCTTATTTCCGTATGAAATCACCTCCTGTGAATATGAATGACATTTTCCAGATTTTAAAACAGTCATTGTATGAAATTCGTCTGTTACTTGATACGCAGTACCTTTATGAACAGGTTGTATTTTTATAAAAACTTTTTGATTTGGATTATTCATATTTTCACCATGATATAATAATGCATCACTTGTCATCCCAATATCTTTGACTATTCTCCATTTATGTTTCTGAAAATCTATAACATCTCCTACTTTCATTTGAAGAGAAGACATCTTTTTTTGAACGGCCGTCATTCTTGTTAAACTTTTTTTCACAGTACCTAATTTCAATTTATTCATGTTTTTCCCAAGAGATTTAACTTCTTTTGACGATTTTGCAGGACTTGGTGAAACTGTTTTTGGAGATTTAACTTCTTTTGACGATTTTGCAGGACTTGGTGAAACTTTTTTTGGAGATTTAACTTCATTTGACGATTTTGCAGGACTTGGTGAAACTTCATTTAACGATTTTGCAGGACTTGGTGATTCTTTTTTTGACAATTTTGCAGGACCTAGTAAAACTTCATTTGACGATTTTGCAGTCTTTTCCCAATCTTCAAACATATATAGAAAAGCAATAAATTTCCTTTTCATTTTTTCATTTTTTAAAATATCTTGTACTCTTTTGATAATATTTTCATCAGAATTTTTTTCCATATCGTAATTGTGCGCCTATATAATTATGATATTTTTTATTGTTATAAAGTAATACATGCTTTCAAAACACTTATTAATCATATTTTTTGTTAATATCATTCTTAATTATATCGTATTAGCATGGGCTATCATGAAAAATAAAAACAATTGCATATGTCATAATGAAAAAAGATTATATATCCAGTTTTATTCATATTTTATTCTTATGCTTATATTCAAAATGTTCTTATTGAATGTTTTTGATATTATAAAATATAATTCAGTTTTATTTAATATATTTCTTTATTCTTTATTTATTATTCAAATTTTCGTTATTGTGTTTTCTATTATTTGCGTGAAAAATATTATCAAAACAAAAACAGGATGCGATAAAAAGAAATATACATTCAACTATAATGATATATTACTTGGAATATCTTTCATCATTTTGCTAATATTCTATATTATCATCTCTTTTATTTCATAGGAGCCTGTAAAACACCATTATGTTTATAGTCTTTTAGTACGAAATCTTCATAACACAATGATTCTATCCATTTTATTTTTTCATCTATTGAACATTCTACAGATGGACTTGTTTTGGATATTTCTAAAACTGGAGGTTCTTCGATTTGATTTTTAATTTGTTTTTTTACACTTTCTATATGTTCTTCGTATATGTGTAAATCTGTCATATTTATACTTATGGCATGAGGTTGGATATGTAATAATTTTGCTATAATATGTACAAGAATCGAAACACTTGCTATATTGAATGGTAGACCAAGAAATAAATCAGTGCTACGCATACTTACAGAACAATGCAATCCGTGTTTATTCTTATAAAAAACATAGAGAATATGACAAGGTGGTAAAGCCATTTCCTTCAACTGTGTAGGATTCCATCCACTTATCACAGCTCTTCTACTATTTTCAGGCTTCATCAATTCTTCAAGAACATAACGAATTTGATCAAATCCTTTTTCATCACTACCATACTTTTTACCAAAAGTTTTCCATTGCCATCCATATATAGGTCCTAATTCCCCTTCTTTATAGTGATTCAAACCAATTGAATCTAAATATTCTCTACTTGAATTACCATTCCATATATTGACATTTTTGTTTTTCAATTCATTAGAATCAATAGAACCTCTTAAAAACCATAAAAGTTCTTCAATTACACCTCTTAAAAATACTCTTTTGCTTGTTAATAGAGGAAATCTATTTTCAATGTTATAAAATGATATTATTTTTCCAAAACTTGAAATTACTTTTCCATTACGAGTTTCTTTTTCATCTCCGTTTTCAAGTACATCTTCCAATAATTTTAAATAACCTGACTCGTCACGGTATGAATCCATAATTATTTAATATCACAAAGTTTTAAATAAATTTTTCTATAAAAATATGTTATCTATCTTATAATATGAAGATCAAGAAAAACAGAAAAAGTATGGTAGAAATAATTTCAATTAAGTTGAAAAGGTCAAGAAAATCAAAAGGTGGAAATGTATCTAATTATGTTAAAACACAGTCTAAAAGACGAAAAATACGTCACGATGGTGATGACGTAAGTGAATTAATAAAAACTATACAATCTATCAAAATTGATTACGATATTGATTCTTTGAATAACTGGATGAATAACCCAGTAAAAGGTGAAGATTATGAATTATGGTATAATGAATCATTCGATTATGTTGTAGGAAAATCGCAGAATGCAAATGATATCATAAATATTGTAAAAAAAAGGTTACCAAAACTACACATAGTTCATTATAAAAATCTTGAATTTGATCATTTACTTTATCTCAATATGAAAAAACTTGGTTTTCAAAATAATTTAGAATTTACTAAAATATATGAACAAATTTCAGATGATGATTTAAACAAATTGAATGAAACAATTCTTAAAGAACGCATAATCCGTTTTTTACAAGATTACATACAAAACATATTTACATTACTGTTTGGTGTTGTAAGAGAAAGAAAACTTATTTCAGAACAAGACCTTTATAACTTAAAAGTATATCATAAAGATATTCTAAAACTTTCTAATCTTGATTATTTTGATGTTGAAATAAAAGAAGGTGTTTATAATTTTCATATGGATCGTATGAAAAGTGAAAACTATTTTGAACTTGAAAATACAATTTTCTTGGAATGGCTCAAAAAAAAAAATATGTTTGAATTTGTGAATAATTGTTTCAAAGATATTGAAGAAATAAGTTTGATTAAACATATTGATAAGAAATCAAATAGAATTCAGAAAATAGTCGATCATCTTTCAAAGGACTTAAATGACGAACCCTTTCCTCCTTATTTGAAACAAAAACCAGAAGATCCTACTAAACCAACTAAAGAATCTATTGAAGCCGAGTTTACAAATGAAACCGGTGATGAAATCGAAAAAATATTTCAAATGAGAATGTTGAAATACAAAAATATAATGAAAGAAATAGAATCATATCCTCAAAGACTAAGAAACTTTAATGAAGCAAATAAGAAATATATGAAAGAAAAAGAAGAATTTGACAAAAAAATACAAAAAATAAAACATTTAAGTATTGACTCAAATCTGACAACAGAAGATGCCATAATCAAAAGAAAAGAAATTTTACAAAATCTTTTAGGTGATCAACAATCAGAAAACAATAAAAGAAAACTCACAGATTCACAAATTTGTCAATTAGGTGAAAATGAAGATCTTATATCACCATTTACTACAAATTTCAGTCCATTAAATGAATATCCATTATATCAATTGGAAACAATTGTAAAAATTCATGGAAGAAATGATGATGGCAATATCATAAGAACAGATTGTGGAAATGCTATAGATTTATATAATTATATAATAGATTTTTTGAATGAAGGTAGAAAACCAAAGCATCCTATTTTGGATCAAGATATATCATACGATGATATAAATGAAATTTTTAGAATGATACCACATATTGTTGAGAATTTTGAAAAGCCTGATATAAATTTATATAAAGTAATTGATCCAGAACTTAACTTACATTTTGAAATGATAGATGGTAATCCCTTTTCATATTATGAAGCTTATTTAACGAAAACATTTGGTGGTGGAGACGGATATAAAACAATTGTACATCACATATGTACATTTCCTATAGTACATTCACAACAACCAGACAGTGTTTCAACAGACAGAACAGGATCAGGGATGGCTGTACTTTTTGATCAATTATTTGACACAAAACGACTTTTACATAATTACAATCCACCATATTGTATAATATCGGAAGATGTTTCTAATACATTTGATACATCATATATTGCAATACCTGCAAAAATAATAAAAATGAAATCACGAGAAGATTGGGAGAATAATAGAACAAAAGATGAAATAATATCATTATTTAATGAAATGTATGACGATTTGACCCGTTTTTAAGTAGCAAATTTCATATTGACTTGGCCTCCAATAATTTCAAATAAATTATAACAATATGCATAAAGACTCATGTTGTAGTTAACAATATTATTGTATTCGACATTTATTTTTTCAAATTTCTTTTTCAGATCATTATCATAATTGGTTGGATCTACCCAAACATGGATATCTGTTTTGAATAAAGCTCCGTTATAATAACCTGTTAATATTTCTTTTTCAGGATATAAACTGAAAGCATATGTATAAATACCATTTTTAGGAACAACGGTATGATTTTCATAAGGTTGTATCATATTAAAATATTGTCCCGGTTTTCTTTCAAGTCTACTATTGTTATAAAAATTGATAGAAGCATCAACCATAATACCTTTTTTACTTTCAGGAATAGTTGGAGAATAATTTGAGAAATCATTGAAATTGTAAATATCGTCTCTTCTAAAAACCCAAACTAATTCTTTGGTTGGTAAATTTGTATTATATTCAACTCTTTCATTTTGTATTATTCCAGTTCGAGTTGTATATCTAACTTGTTCCGCAAGATATGTAATTTTAGGTTTATAACATATTCTTAATCTTTCTTCATTTTCTAAAAATATATATTTTGCATCAATATAAGGATTTAGATCATAATTGTCGTCAAGAAAATTGTTTATAGAAATTGCATTACTTTCTGATAAAGAATTAATTTCATTGTAATATATTGGACTTGTATATGTAAGTATATCGTGAGAAAAGACTTGATACAATTTTTCAGACTCTTCAAGTTCAATTGTTAATTCTATTTCATATAATTGCATTCTCAATAATGGTAACGCCAATGCTGGTGTTTTAGTAAACCAAAAATTGAGCGGCACAATTATTTCTCTTTTAGGGATAGATGGTTTAGGTTGATCATTTATATCATTTGGTTTATAACTTTCGGGATAATAATAATAAATGAATTGATTATTTTTAATTGTTACTCTGTCATTACTGATTTTAGGATTATTTATTTCAGGAACATTTCCAATAAGAGTATCAAAATTTTCATGCACCGTTGTTAATTCATTCCATATATTCATCCATTCTCCAGTAAGTTCATCTATTGTTATTGATCCATTTAAAGTTATTGTTGCTTTTTTCATTATAATAGTCCCAATATTTTCAACCCATCTGAATCTATACTGATCACTTGAATAAACATTTGGTAATGTAAAACAGAAATACATTTTACTCAAAAGATCACCATGTCTTCCAATTTTACATTTGATTGTATTTGAAGTTCTATTAAGTTTGTTACTATTAACTGAAATAAAATCAAGTATTCTTGATTCCATTGAGAAATTGGTATGTCTTTTGAAAACATATTCATAAAAGCTTATTTGGGGATTTCCAACCAAATAATTGTCAATTTGACCACTTGATGCTAATTGTAATAAACCACCTCCCATTTATATATAAATGATGGGTAATATCTTATATATATTTAACATTTAAAAAGGCTTTGGCATATTATTATCATCAGTTCTTGAGAAACTTATTTCTTTACCATCTTGATCGTCTGATGTTACTTTTACTGCTGTAACAGGGAATTTTTCATTATAAAGATCTGTAATTTGTTTTGTATCTAACCCATAATTGAAATATGTTAGATTAGCAATTTTGATTTTATTTTCATCTGCAATCTCATTATCTAAATTAACATATAATTTCCCCCGGTTATGTTTCATAGTTGTTGATCCATAAGAACCATTATAAGGAGATTCTACATATCTATCAAGTACAGTGACGCCATTTAAATATATTTTACATGAAGTCTTATTTTTATACAATATATCATTGTTTGGATTAGTTTCTTTGAGAACAATTGTCATCATAAACCATCTTTTATCATACATTGATTTATTTAAATCGTAAACACCCAATAATCCATTATTCTTCTCATACATCTTTCTGCTATTACAATTAACAGAGTTTTTGCCATATTCACGGAAAGAATCAGGACTTGTTAAAGTATTGTATTCAACAAGAAGTGCAGAACCATCTCCTGTTAATCTCAACAAAGGATTTTTGACAAGATAATATTCACCCTTTCTTTTCAAAATACAATTTGAATCATTTGTGTAAGGTACCTTAACTTTGTTTCCTCTGAGAAAAATGGTGTAATCATCAGAAACTGTTGAAAATTTGTCTTGATCTAAATAAAGCCAAAAATTATAACTATATTCCGCACCACCTTCTTGATTCACTGAAGGAGATAAATCTAAGAACGATGAAGCATTTTTATCAAATGTATCTATTTCAACCGATTTGACAGCACCACCGAAATCTAAAATTCCCTCAAATATTTGTTCTTTTCTTCTAACATTGTTTTGACTGAAAGAATTGAGTACTTCTTTATTGTATACTACATAAGCGATGAATGTTAACAGTAAAACAATAAATATTGCAAAAATAATTTCAACAATATTTACAGAATTCATTTAATCTATAATATTGGTATATTTTTATTCCAACTTATATATTGGATATTGTAATCCATAATTTGATAATCCTAATGATGCTAAAAATCCATCAAGAGGTCCTTTGTTATAATCATTGTGGATATCTTTATTATTGAGATCATAATTAAACATTGTAATTTTAGAAATTAAACCTGAAAATCCAGGACCTATTGAAGATTCAAATGATCCTCCTGTATATAAGTCACCCATTTTATCAAGATTTAAATTTGATATTTTGATTTTAGAACCAAAATCATTTGTTTCATCTGTCGAAATAACTTTTGATAAATCACCATCTACATATCCAGTAATAGTTCCATTATTGGAATTCTCATTGACTACGATACCAACATGAACCCATCTTTGTAATGGAATGTATGGAATAACTATTCCTTGTTTCATAAAATCGGATAATTGAGTACTGTTCATATTTTGAATATTGTTTATGTTTGTTGAAGTTTGACTTGGGCTGAAACGGATGTAAAGTTTATTTTCGTGTTTATCCAAAAATACAAATGGACTTGCTGACGAAACATCATTTTCATCTCCTATATGAAAAACATGTCTATATGAACCAGAATATTTATTCAAGTCGTGAATATAAATCCAAAATGTGTAAGTTCTTCTCTTTCCATTACCAGATTTATTGAATTCTTTGATAGGATATTTCCCTTGTTTATTACATATAATAGGTTGTTTTGTTGATTGTATTGTAACACTTGATTGATTGAAAAGTTTATTTGAAATAATATAATGTAATCCATATGCTACCAATATTCCAACAACGAATACGCCAAGAAGACCAATATACATATAGTTGTTCGTAAAATTTTGAAAAACCTCTTCTGATTTTTGTTTGTATTCATTGAATGACATATTTTCTTTCAAAAAATCAAAAGATTTCTCAGGTTTTTCAATTGATATACTTTTATCAAATGAATCAATTGGTAATTTTGGTGTTTCTGGTAATTCAATTTTACTCATAAACCTAACTATCTAATTAAAGGAAATAAAATTTCTGGTATTATTTATGTGATAATTGTTTATTTGATATAATGGAAAACTTTTTGTATAATTTCTTTTAATATTCTTTTTTTGTAAAGATATAAAGCTCAATATTTTAGTAAAATTTGCTATATTACAACGTTTGTCTTTTTTGTTTTCAAGATTTAGAAAATCATATATAATGCTTGTAAAATAATCTACAACTAAATTTGATGAATTTGTCTTATACATCATCATATCATATATTATAAAATTTATCAGAAAATGTTTATACAATATATTACATTTTGATATTGTTATTTTTCGATTCTTCAACTCAATAATGATATTTTCATGAAATCTCAGTGGAATTATCCATGGATCTGTTAAAATAGTCTTGGTTATTCTATTTCTTTGAAAGTCATTTCCATATAGAATATTCACATTTATTAAATCATCCATGTTATCAAAAAAATCTGTTTCACTATATTCTATTTGTTTTATACATTGTGACAAATTTTTGTTGTTTTTGACAATCTTCTTAATGTTTTTGCATTTCGGAAATTTTTGTTTCAAGGTTTTTTGAACATCATCGCTTTCAGGATCAAATAGTTCTATTATTTTACATTTATTTTTGATACTTCCTACTCTTTTTATAACCTCACATGATGATATACAAATAATAGGTATTCGTTTGATTCTCATTGTTGTTAAAAGATTTATTAAAGATGAATTGACAGTTCTATCTATTGTAATTATAGAGTCAAAATCGTCAATAATTATTATTTTCGGATTATGATTATTTGTTAAGGTTTGAAGAAGTGAACTTGAAGATGCTTTGATTATATGATCAATTAATTCATTACTATTAGAACAGATATTTGAAGAAATATAAGTTACGAAAAGTGTCAAATCTTGACAAATCTTTTTTATCGAATATGTTTTACCAATACCCGAATTTCCTGTGACAAATAAAACATCATCAAAACATATTTTTGATACATAATCTTGTGTTTTACTTTGAATCCATGACACTATTTCATCATATTTTTGAATATTACCACATAATTCCATTTATATATATAATTAATTTCTTCTTTAATACATCATCATTTGTACAGATATAACAATATAGTAACAAAATACCGCAAGAACACTTAGAATTACCTCTAAATTAATTAATGATGTCGAATGAGAAATATCATCATAATCGAATGTTTTGAGATTGGAGTTTGCATCGAAAATCATAGCAGGTTTCAAAATAATTATTAATGAAACTAAAATAATATATAGTAAAATAGTATATAATATTCTACTTGTCATTTATCTAATAAATAAATATATTAATTTATTAAAGAGATAACGTATGTCATATCAGAATATGTTTATATACATATCAATGTTTTTATTTATTATATTTATCCAAAAAACATTAAATATTGAACATTTTGTTGAATATAGTCCTTTTTATTATCAAAATAAGATAAATTCTCAAAATATTTTTAATAATACGATTCTGCTTACAAATAATGATACTGAAGGAGAACAAATAGAAAAGTTATTAAACACAAACAGTGTAAACAAAGTAATCAAATATATCGACGGTATGAAATGGAAGAAATGGAATAAAAATGTAACTCAAAATGTCAAAAATGCTAACGATACAGCTATGAAAACATTACAAACAAAATTGAAAGGAAAATATAAAATTGAAATCAATAAAATTAATAGATATAGAGAAAATCAACACAGTGATAAAATTGTTATAATTGAAACAGATATATTAGTAGACTTTTTTCATTTTAATGTATTATATTATAGTAATTTTGCAAAAAATGAAATTGTAATAATATTATGTAAATTAATTGGAAGAATTAAAGAAACAGAGTTGTATGAAAATGAGTTAGAGTATTACAATATAAATGATGAAAACAATGATTATGTATTAGTGGAAAATAAGTTAGATAAAAGACAAGAATTTGTAAAAGACGAGGACATTCAAAGTGAGAAACATGAAAATATCAAGGTGATTGATTTAATATATAATAAATTTATGGAGGATATTAATGAAGAGGAAGATGTAATAAAACATATATTTTTCAAAAGAAATCATGATTTCATACAGAAACTATTTTTAAATAATTTAAATAAAAATGATAAGACTTATCATAAATATAAGGAAATACAAATGACCGATGAATATATATATTAGTTGATATAAAGAATTATTATGATAAATCTGTAGAATGATTTTGTTTTATAGCGAGTTTTGTCAACATTGTAAAATTTTATTAGAAACAATTGAAAGACATGATAAAAATAAAATTGTCAAAAAGGTATCAGTAGATGCATTAAGATCATTGAAAAAACCAATTGATCCAAAAATTCATTCAGTACCAGCTCTACTATTGAATAATACAGGAGAATATATTTTTGGCAAGTCTGTTTTTGATTATCTATTATTACCAAATAGAGGTGTTTTATTTGCAAATAATGGATCTGTAGTTAAAAATGAACCGAAAACAGTTTTAACTGAACCATCTGCATTCACATTAGGCACAATATATTCAGAAAACTTTTCATCGCTGGAAAATGAAGAACAATTAGATGATAGAAATTATACATGGGAAAGTATTGGAAATAACTCAGAAAAACCACAAATTGTACAAAATACAGACAACCGTCCAATAGATACTAACAAAGAAGGAACAAAAAAAGATTTACCATCAATAGAGGAATTGATGAAACAAAGATCGAATGATTTTTGATAAAATATATATAAAGAGTTGATATTATATAAAAAATAGTGAAAGATGAGTTCTGTTTTTATTTTTAATCAATATTATATAGATTTATTAAAAAGGATAAAAACTCAATGTAAAGAAAAGAAAGAAAATGAGGAATTTAGTCGAATTTTGAAAGTTATAAAATCAGAATATTCAACACTTGATAAATCTTCATATGAGTATATAGAATTTATAAATAACCAATTTTCTGATGAGAATTGGAATAATTTTGTAGGAAATGAAAACTGGGTCGCTGAAAATGGAGATATTGAATTGTATAAATCCATTACATTAGATCAGGTATCAAAAATATTCAATGATGAGTATTTACATCTTCATTTTCTGAGTGTATTTTTCATATTTAAAACCGAGAGAGATGAACAAGATAATACCAAGATAGTTAATTTATTTCAATCATCCGAAAGTGAAAAAATAGAAGATATAGTTGATGAAAATATCAGAAATATTATTAAAAGATTATTGGATATACGTAATAAGAAAATGAAATCAGATACTGGTTTTGATATGAAATTCATTGAGGATACAACATTAGGAAAACTTGCGAAGGAAATAATTGAAGATGTTGATATTGGAAAAATGCAAAAATCTATAGGTGAAAAAGGAGATGTCTTAAAGGCAATTGGTGATCCTGAAAGTGGTTTTGCTGAAATTATAACAAGTGTAAGTCAAAAAATGGCATCCAAGATTTCAAATGGTGAATTAAAACAAGAGAATATAATCCAAGATGCTATGAAATTAGCATCATCGATGCCAGGAATGATGGGTAATGGTTCTAAAAATACACCTGATATGTCTAACATAATGCAAATGATGTCGACAATGATGGGAAATGGAAATGATATGCAAAATCTCTTTAAACAAATGTCAGGATCTAAGAAAAAAGGTCAACGAAATGTTGTGAATGAAGGTGCATTAAAAAAAATGGCAGCTGCAAAAAAGATGAAAAATAAACTTCATAAGAAACAAAAGGAACAAGTTGATAATCCAGTGTGAAATTAAAAAGTTGAAATACAATAGATAAAGGGTTTATTATGTTTTGGACAGAAGATATATCTGTGTTGTTAATTCCTACATTATTACCGACAGATTACATGTCATTTGACGAAAAAATGAATACATTAACAAGACTTGTAATTTTCATATGCATCATATTATCTTTGATCACACAAGATATCAATATTATTCTATTTATGATGATTATAATGATTTTTATTATAATTATATATAAATATAGTGAAAAATATCGTGATGATATTGCTGAGAAGTTTTTGAATGAAAATGATTTAGAAGTCATTGATAATTTAGTATGTATAAAACCTTCTATAAATAATCCGATGATGAACCCGAATATAACTCATTTAAGAGATTATAGTAAAAATGAAATTTCAGGTGCTTGTCCATCATTCAATGAAAATATAGAAAAACAAATAGAAGAAATTTTCGATAAACAGAACTTTATTAACTCAAATGATTTATATAATCGTTCTTCGTTATTAAAAAGACAATTCTATACAGTACCAGGAGATTCTATTCCGAATGATCAGAATGAGTTTGGAAATTGGTTATATAATAGAGGTCCTTCCTGTAAGGAAGGTAATTCAAATCGTTGTTATACAAATATGTATAGAGATATTAGATTATAAATTATTTTTTTATTTATTTGAATAAGATAGAATAATGACATCTTTATTTAACTCTGAGATAAAGTTGAACTCTGATAAATGTTGGATGAATGCAAAAGATAATAATAATAATAAAATCGAAAAATACTCATTATATTACAATGATTCATATAAAACAGAAACTGAAATCGGTAGTTTTCCACAATTTTCTTATGACCATGTAAATCTAAATGGAAGAACTGGTTATGGTGTAACAGATGATTATTTAATTGATGTTTATTCTTCTTTAAGAAATTCCCAAGAAACTATGACACGTGATAGATGTCCTGTACAACTTTCAACAAGAATATTTGCAGGGGGTCCCAAACTCACTGGAACATGTAGAAACATTAATAAAGAATTGGATTTAATGTGTGGTAATGATACCAAACTTACTCCCAATGATAAAATGGTCGATGAAGTCATTGGATCTTTTGCTACACAAAATGGTATATGTAATAAACATATTATGGAAAAGACAACAAATGTTTTTGCACCTTTATTAGATTGTGTTAAAGAAGTTCAAAATCCGGATCATATTGTTCCTTCGTGGATTAGAGGAGGAGAAGATACAAGATCGTATGTAAATAAACAGAAATATAATAGATGTAACAGAAAATAAAATCTATTTATATTTATTAGATAATGAGTTTTAATAGAGGCAAGTATGACAATTGCTCTTATAAACAAAATTTACAAAATAATGTTAGTACATTGAGTTATGTTCTTTCCCCTATGAATTTTGAAAGAGAGGATAAATGCAGACATCAATTGGGATTTATCGGAGGTACTTCTGTTTCACATATCAAGGGTAATATCATAGATTTAGAAAGTGAATTAAGAGGACAAACGAGATATATTTCAAAATGTCCTGATAATTTATATGTTCCAACCGATGATGGTATTATTAAAAATGATAAAACCGATCCAATTGATACTACCGCATTACATTTACCAGCTTGTCAATCTATAATGTACAGAAGTATTCCAAAACCTCCTCAAATGGAATATAATAAGTGTTAATATAAAAAATATATATCAATAATAGAACATGAATCAACCAAATGATACAAGAATTAATTATGATAGTTGCAGTTACACTGAAAAATTAAAAAGAACAATTGGACCTGGTTTATATTCATTGAACACACCATATAATGATTGTTCCGACTGTGATGGTTTTCCTGATGATCCATCTCTTAGATATCAAAATTATGGTCCTAATACATGTATGATGAAAACTGCTGTCGATGATTCAAGTGAATTACTTGGTATTAATTACAAATTAAGTAAATGTAATGCCGAAGAATACTTTCCTGGCAAATATCAAAAAACAAGTGGATGTACTGTCGATAACTATAAAACAAGAGAATGTTCGGCACCAAGAGAAGATACAAGACTTTCTAATCCGGCTTGTTCTTTAAGAGGTACTGGTATTAATAGATGGGAATGGTTATGTTATGATCCACAATCAAAAGCAATTGAAGATTTTGACAGAGTTCCTGTAAATTACAGAATGGTTGCAAAAGATAACCATGTTCCTTTAATTGAAAAACCAATGGATCAAACCTTATGTTTTCCTCAATATAATGGTAATATTAAAATGGCCGATGAAGCTCTTAAACAATGGCAAAAAGGAAATGCACAAGATATGTTCGCACCTGGAAATCCATTAGGTGCAGTAAATTACGGTAACTTATGTAAATAAGTATAAAGAGTATTGTTTTTATTAAATATATATGAATGTATCGAAAAAACACATATATATTAATGATATTGAAATCCGGGATTTTTTAAATAATCACGATCTTCGTTTCTTCAAACATCAAAAGTATTTATTGAATAAAATGTTGGACATAGATTCTGGATTTTATGTAAAACTATTTTCATGGGATTCCACTATTTTATTGAATTCATATGAAATAACCAATAAAATAAAACATATTAATATAGTTAAACCGTTATGTTATTTTGAATATGAAAGTGATATTATAGATTACTTAAATAATACCAAATTTAATGAATTTGAAGAATCATCTGTTATTATTTCGAAATACTATAGTCCTGTTTTGGAAAAGATATTCGAAAAAGATGTTCTTTTACAAATTATTCTTTTGTTGTATTTTGTATTCTTTAAATATAGTATTGGTTTTCAAGAAATCAATATCGATAATATTTATATTGATATATTAAAAAAAGATAAGACAATTCGATACAATTTTTTAGATAAATGTTTTCAGATTCAAACGTCTAATATTGTTTTATTTGATGACTTTTGTAATTCCTTTAAGACAAATGATATCAAATATTTGATGGGGTGTGTAGAAAACATCATGTGTAATTATAGTACTTTTCGCATTGATAACATTGACATCAATAATCCTGTTAAATTATTAGAAAACATTATTTTATTTTTAAGATAGATATTTTTATGATACTATTTTTTATATATTAATGATAAGAGGGAAAACAATGATGGAATTGGCATCCCACGACAAACCATCGATGAAAAATATTTATGAATCATCTTTTTTAGAAAGTGTAAAACGTGATCAGATTAAAAGAGGAAACGATCTTTTTAACAAATCTAAAGATACATTAAATTCGGGTGTTTTTCCTTTACATAGTGGATCATCTGCTTTTGCAAATATTAATAACCAAACTAATAATGACATTTCTTTATTAAGTGGTAAAAGATTTGATAAAGGTAGTTTTAAACATAATAATATGCAACCGTTTTTGAAAGGTAATGTTACACAGAATACCGATGTTGAAAGATTTTCTAATAATTTAGATATGAAAACTGGTAACAATATATTTTATCAACAAAAAAAGGAGGTTGAAAATACATTCAAAAACACCAATATTGATAATATAAATGGTTCCAAATCTCAAAGTGATTTCCTCAAAAATCGTATCAGTTCTTCACAAATTATGAATAATGTTTTACCATTTGAACAACAATATATTGGTCCTGGTATCAATAAAGGTTTTACAACTGATGGAAGTGGTGGATTTCAACAAAATGATACTAGAGATTATGTCATACCTAAAACTGTTGATGAATTAAGATATCAGTCTAATCAGAGAAGTTCAGAATTTCAAGTCCCGATCCCTGGTCCTGCTAAAAAAACTGAACAAAGAGCTGTTATTACTCCTTTGAAAAAAAATAAACCCGAAACTACTTATAAACAAGGAATTGCGAATTGGTTTTTCTCGAAAGCAAATATAACCAAAGATACTGCCCGACCTGAAATTGATATTAAAGATACTCATCGACAGACATCACATGTTGAATATAATGGTACTGCTACACTTGTTAATGTTCCAGGAATGTCTACGAAAGATGATTATGGTATGAGTAAAATTATTGTTTATGATAATGAAAGAACTTGTACTGAACAAACCCCTATTACAAATTTATCAACTACTGTAAAAGCAATAGTAAATCCAGTTTTAGATGCAATACGTTTATCTCTTAAAGAGTATTTAATAGAAGCACCAAGAGCAGTTGGAAATACAAGTATTCAAATACCAAATAAGTTAGCTGTACACGACACGAATGATACTATGAAAACAACTGTTAAAGAAACTACAATACATGATAGTGAGAATTTAAATTTAACCGGGCCAGACGAGTCTTATTCTGCTTTACATGATACAGCAAAGACAACAGTTAAAGAGACAATTATTCACGATAGTGATAATTTAAATTTAAGTGGTAATGATAAGAACTATTCTGCATTACAGGATGATTTGAAAAAAACTGTAAGAGAAACTGTTTCACCTTATGATACTGTTAGAAATATTGGAAAAGGACAATATAGAGTATATATGCATAATGCGGAAATTGCTAAGAAAACAATGAAAGAAACTACCATTAAAGGCAAGACTGAATTGGGTTATATTGGAGGTATTATTAATGGTATATTAGGAGGATATGCTACAAAAGAAGTTGATATCAGAAATAGTCATAAACAATTTACAGTAGATAATGAAAATATAGGTATCGCCAAATCTTTGAATGATCATCGTCAAGTTAGTCGTGAAAATGTTGAAAATGCTGAAATAGATGGATCTCGTGAAAGATTATTAATGGATGCAGGCGGAACACCAAATCCTGGAAGAGTTAATGTACCAATTGATAAAAAAGATATAGATATGAAAACAAATCGTTTAGTGACAGATAGTTATGCTCCAAGAGATAGTGGAAATATTGGTAAAATATATCAAACAAGACCTGATATACAAGAATGTAATATAACCAGGGATATAAAAGATATGAATGCATTTGAAAATAGACTGGATGGTTCTATTTTGGAGTCATTAAATAATAATGATTTCAATATAAAAATAAATCCATTGCAAACTATAGATAATCAATGATAACAAATATCATTAAAAATGGAAGTAATTATTTAAAACTATATTTGGAAGAAGACATAATAATAATATCAAATGATCATATATTATATACAAATGGTGATTTAAAAAAAGAACATTTGAAACCGAAATGTTTTACTAAATATCATGGTATTGGTACAATTGTAATAGGACATCATCGTATGTATAATAATATTTTACATTTAAAACTAAAACCTCATTCGAGTTATAATATATTACCTGAAAACTTTATAGCATGTTCTGAACATTTGAAAATTGTTTTTGTTCCTGGTGAAAATAAAATGACTTTACAAAATATTTCAGAAGATATACAATATTTATGGTTATTTGCATTTGGAAATTATGAAAAAATAAGTATGAATGATGATGAAGAAATGCAATTAAAGAAAGGACTCTTATTAATCCATGATTCTGAATTAGTGATTTCAGAAAACACTGAATTCAATATAATAAAAGGTCCTTGTAAATTCTATATTCAAACAATGATAAATGTTCAAAATATTAAACCAGATGAGAATATTATAACAAATTTATTGGAAAAAGTTAAAAATAAAGGTAAAATAAGAAATACCTTGCGTAATATATAAAGTTTTGTTGAAAAATATATATAGAATGCAAAGTTTATCAGATACGCATAAGGAATATATTGAAATGATTCAAGATTTCATTTCAGTACCCTTATCACAAAGAATATATGATATTTATGTTGAAAATAATAAGAAGGGGAAAAATGTTTTACAAGAATTTCAAAAAGAATTAGAAAATATTCCAAATTGGAATAATCATATAATTGAGATTGAAACACATAATATTATTGAAAAATCTGAATGTAATTATCTTTATAAACTCATTAAATTAGCTATAAATTTAAGTATTAAGATAAAATTTAATCAACATGGACATAGTTTGAAAAAACTGAAAATAAAAATGCCTTCTATTGAAGATTTTATTCACAAATGTTTTATTAATTCAGCTTCATTTTGTTGGAAACATGCCTATCTTTTTACGACAAATAAGCTGACCTCTGTACAAATTCAAAATAATATGAATACAATTGAAAACAATATCAGGAAAATGATTTCTAAATCATTGAGACATTGTATCAATGGAAAAGACTTAATAGAAGAGTTGGAGAGTTTATCGGATAAGTCTTATAGAAAGAGAAGTAACATCAAAATGCAAGGAAAAACTAAAGAATATTATGAAGATTATGAAAATTCAAATATTGAAAAAATTTCAGAAGAGATCAAAGATTTAGATGATACAAATCAAGTTTCTAAGGAAGATATAGATTCCGACGATGATATTGAACATGTATCTAAAGACGATGTAGAGTTTGATTATGATGTAGAACAAGTTTCTAAAGAAGATGATATAGATGATAATAGTAAAAATGAAGAATTTGTTGATGATATCAATGAAGAAGATAATGAAGAATTCGTCGATGATAATGATGGAGAAGATGTAAAGGATGATGATAATAGAGAAGATAATAATGAAGAAGATGATAATGGAGATGATGATAATGAAGAAGATGATAATGGAGAAGATGATAATGGAAAAGATGTAAATGATAATGAAGATGTAAATGATGACAAGGATGATAATGAAGAAGATGATAATGGAGAAGATAAAAAAAGAGATACAGAATCCGATGAAGAATCAGATGATATAGCAAATGAATATGAAACAGAGAATACTGATATGTCAAATAGATTTCAATCAGATGACGATATTTCTTCACAAGAAAATGAAGACGTAAAAATTGTTAAAATTGATGATGTAAGTAAAAATCAATATTTCAAAAAAAGGACAAATTTATTCTTCTAAATTATGTTTATCTATAGTAAATAAGTAAATGAAGAAAAAAGTTGAAACTGTAAATACATGGTATATAGTTCTTGCGATTTTGTTATGTATATTAATAATTTTAATAAGCTTCTTATTATATTATGTTATGAAACTACCAAAGGACAAAATACAAACAAAGAAAGAGGTTATATATATCAAAGATAGTATACCAGAACAACAGGAGAATATCAAAATCTACCCTCAAGACCTTCCTAAATATGATAATGAGGAATATCAACAAGTTGGTATATTAACAGCAAATGAAACTGATAAGGAACCTATAGTATTACCATTATTTGCTAAGAAATTGAGAAATAATAGAGATAGATGGCAGTATTACACTGCTACCGATAAAAATAACATGATGAGATTACCTCTACATCATCAGAATATGGATTGTGATGATTCAATAGGATGTAAAGAGATATATGACGGGGATATAATAAATGTTGAAATATATAAGAATAGAGTTTTCACAGCAACTATTTATAAGAATAAAGCTCCTCAATATTTTGCAGATAGATATTAATAACGAGATGATGTTTTTTTAACTTTAATAGTACCTGTATTCTTTTTTTTAGTGAACACACCTGTATCAAATGGTTCGTTATCTTCTTCTTGTTCTACTCCCATTTCTCTTCTTTGATCTTCTAAATTTTGTAATTCCCATAAGTCATTACTACACATTTTAAAATTGGAATCAGATGCTTTATACCAGAAAACCTGGTCTTCTATTTTATTACTTTGTATTTTATTATCAATAACAAGACACTCAAAGTTATCAGTTGTTTGTGTCATAACTTGATCAAATACTTCAAATGTTGGAAACATTCCTGCATAATTTTCATAAATCTTTTGTCGTTCTCTTATTATATTATTTCTAAAAATGAAGACATAATCAACATTGTTTCTTAAAACAGGAGGTAATCCAAGTGAATGTTGCATGGTTATAAGAAAGAATATCTTGTAATGTCTTCCATTCATAAAAATAGATCTGATATTAGTATCATTAATCCATCTTTTATCATATAAACAATCGTCTAAAATCAGAAATGCTCGAGCATCTAATTGTGATTGTCCAGTTTTTTTTAATTCTTTCTTCCTTTCGGTTGAAAGATTTATTTGTCTATCTAAGAATTTTTTAATTACTTGTTCTTCGCATTCATCATATATCAGCATTTTAGGTATAAACTTTTCAAAATATCCATTTGCTCTTTCTGTCGGACTTATCACAATACCAACTGGGATAGATCTATGATAATTTAAAATATCTTTCATACAATATGATTTACCAGTGTTTCGTTTACCTATAAAAACTACAACAGAATCTGAAGTAATACGTGATGGATCAAATTTTTTGAGTTCCAACTTCATATATATACTAGAAAGATATGTGACTATTTTATATCAATTTATTTTTATTATTGATTTAAGACACAGGATTAAATCCTGTATACACATTTTCTTTTATTTGTTTCAACATCATATTATCTATATTTTCTTTAATTTGATTGTTATCAATAACTTCATTATCAAATACATAATAAAATATAATTGTAAGTAATATATATAGAATTAGAAATAATCCTATATTTGATACTGAATATAAATCGTAATCTTTAACGTTTTTATTATATTCATTCATTTGTAATATTGTAAAAAGTATAATTGAACAAACCAGTGACCATATAAAATACATTTCCTAAAAACAAGTATTATTTATTTTGTTAAGATTTATACTCATGTGTCTTTTTGAAAGAAATATCGATTCTAATTAATTCAAAGTATGTATCTGACAACTACATTATTTTACCAAAACCATTTAAAGCCAACTATATTGATAATATATTATGCAGTTGAAACTTGGATCAGAAAAATCTGGTTTTATCTATGGGGGAGAAATAGTGAAAAAACTTTTGAAACATTTGAATCCAAATTTAGAATTGGTCCTTCAACATTGTAATGGTTCGGATATAATCATATCTTCGACAGATCATTCTAACCATTCCTCGGATACAGTCAATTATTCAAAAAAAAATTATATTTATTACTCTGGAGAACCATATATCCAACATTTTAATAAACATCATGATAAATATATAATCATTGGAACAATTTTAGATACAAGATCAAATTACATATATATTCCTTATTTTTTACAATCAAGCCATCTGTATTTGAAACGAAAATATACAAATAACAATAGACCATTTTTTTTAGCATATTGTAATTCAAATCGTATTGGTGAAAGAGAAAGGTTATTTAGAATGTTTGTTGAAAAGTCTTCGGGTGACATTTGTCATTCTTTTGGAAAATGTAACGGGGGAAAACCAGAAACGCAAAAAGAAAAAATTGGAGGAGGGTGGGCTGGGGATGAACTGATTGACAAGTATAAAGACTATTCTTTTGTGATTGCTATGGAAAATTGTAAAAAAAATGGTTATGTTACTGAAAAAATCATAAATGCATTTTATAGCGGTGCTATACCAATTTATTGGGGTTCAAATAACGTTAATGACTTTTTCAATAAAAAGGCTTTCATCAATGTCGATGATTTTGAATCATTTGAGAAATGTGTAGAGTATGTTTTGAATATGACTGAAAAGCAAAAACAAGCAATGATGAATGAACCAATTTATAACACCGAAAACGATATTGTAAATCTCTTTAATCACGAATATAATATAGGTGGTAATTCGAAATTAGATGAGTATGTTGAAATACTGAAGTCCATATTGCATCCAAGTACATATCAATAACAATGGATTTTAAATAGTATGAATATATGCTTTTTAAATAGTTTAGTGTATTTTGAGTACATGTTTACTACTTTTTCTAAAAAATAAAATAAGTTTATAAAATTTTAAAATATGTGAAGGAATGTACTCTTTTTAGGGGCTTACAACTCTTTGAAATATACTTGCATTAAATTTGTAACGATAAGAGAACAGCTCATTTGTTCTATTTCATTTTTTTGAACATTGTATCTTATCAACATCTTTAATAATTTGTGGTAATAAAAAAAGTAACATATTTTTTAGGAGGAGATTACAATGATGCACAATTTGAAAGGATACTTTATATTTTGAAATTTTGTATGAAACATAGAAAAATTAATTTTGACATTGACATATTTATAGAAGTCATGAACGAAAGATTGTTCAAATTTCTCACGAAGACCATTGTTGATAAAGAATTAACTGAACAAAAAGATTATGATAAAATAATATTATCTGATATTTGTGGTTTTATCAAAATTGACTATTATGATTATAGAGATAATGAAAACGATAATTGGTTAATTAAAATTTTGGAGTTTTGTGGAAAATATAGAGGTTTTAATCTCAAACATTTTCAGAAATTGTCTTCAAGTATTCTTGCTTATTATAGAAAATATGATAATGAATATGATAATGATGGTAGTATCAAAAATGACAATATAGCAGCATTTGTTAGAAAAATATTGAAAAAAGAGTATATTGATGTCAATGAAACTCAAACAAATATAAAAGAAATCCATAAAATATTACTCAATATTTATAATGAAATATTTGATAAGATTCTATTTTTGATATATGAGAAAAGTATGACAATTGAATTACATTATCATGAAAGAAAAGAATTGAAGTTATTAATGAGGCACATAATACAAAATATTAATAAAATTATTATCAATTTTAATTCCAATGATTTTCAAGATAAAGATATTAAAAAATCTCTGCTTCTAGACATCAATTCGGTAGATGCTGATTACAATTGGAGATCAAGTGGTAAATATGACGGTATATCTCCGCCTAGGAATTATATTCAAAAAATTATTTTAGGAGACGATGACACTTTGAGAATATTGCAAAAACACAATGCATACGATAATGTAAAATATCTTGTTACTGATTTTCAAATTGTCAATTGAATAAGTTTTTGCACATTTGTGATTTATAAGTTATTCAAAAACTCAATACAAACATCTTAGGGGGTTTGATTGGAACGAATACGATTTAGTGTTCATAAAAGGTAATAGAATTCCTACCATTCTTTAATTTGACGATCTTTTTTCGATTATTGAGTACATGTTTGTTACTTTTTCTAAAAAATATTATAAGTTTATAAAATTCTAAAATATGTTAAGAAATGTACTCATTTTAAGGGCTTAAGGAAATATAATTATATGAAAATATTATGAACGAACTTAAACAACAACAAATATATTATTTTTGGACTTTATATGAAATAGAAGGTATACATAAAGCAATGAATTGGTTAGATACACAAAAATATTATGAAGATGAAGATTCATGCCGTGATGATATAACTAAAATTTGCAAAAAGCTTGATAATCTTTCTGTATGAAAAATAAAAATGATTTCATTATTGTTATCATATAATTAAAATGTCAACTTCTCAAATGTCAATAATGAACAAACATATACACTTGATTATTTACAGTTAATCTTGGAAAATGCATACAATACTGTTTTATCAAATAACAATCATATTTTTATTATTGATGTTGAAACAACTGGTTTACCAATTCGATCTTCTTATAATAGTATCCCAGACCCTTCTTCATTTCAATTATATAAAAACGCTCGTGTGATTGAAATTGCCTATAAAATATATGAATGAAGGACAAAATATTGATACAGTACTAAATAATTTAACAGAAGATTTGAGAAATGTTACAAAAATTGTTTCCCACAATATTGATTTTGATATCAATGTCATCCTTGCTGAATGCTTCAAGATGGAAAACACAAATATTATCAAAAAAATAAATAGTATTGAAAAATATTGTACGATGAAAAACGGACAATCTATTATGAAAGTCAAAAAGTTTCCAAAACTGGTGGAACTATATAAATATATTTTTCAAAAAGATATTTATAAAGAACATCGAGCTCTATCGGATGTTGAAATTTGTGCAGATTGTTACTTTAATTTATCCTAAATATTTAAAAAAATGACGGTAAGACTAAATAAATAATGAATCAAAATGAATTATTACAGATATATCATAATACTATCGATTGTATGTTCAATATTTAATTATAACCATACATTGATCTATTATGACAAATATGTTCCCGATAACTTTTCTCGATCCAAAATACTTAATAAAAAATATTCATGTATCAGATATTATCATAACAATGAATTTTATAAATATACTGAAAAAACATGTGAAAAATACAAATACGATTATTTACTATTTCAATTGCAAAAGTCTATTCATATCAATGATTATGTTTTATATAATATATTTTGCATAATTATGTTGTTACCTGTCTTATTTATCCGAGAATAAAATACATTTCAATCTTGATATATATATGTCAATGTTATCATTATCGATATATTTATCATAATGCAAAAACCATTTAAAAAATGATTGGAAATTAGTCATTTTTTTACTCTGAGAAATATATAATATGTTATCTTCATTGATAACGATTTTATCAATATCATAATCGTTATCTTTTAAAAATGTGTTATATATACAGCCAATATTTATTTGTGATTGTAGAATAAATTCCTTATTTCCAATAATTGGTGAATTATATAAAAAACAAGATGTAATAAAGAGATATTTATATCTTTCTGAAAGATCATATGCTATAAGTGATGCTAATGATCCACTTATTGAATGACCTGATATATAAAGATGTGCAACATTATTATTTTCAGATAATTTTGATATATGTTTGATGATACCATTTTTTATTTTTTCGTATTCTAAAAATATACCCTTGTGCACCTTTATTTTGCCATGAATTGATATTAGTTTATTATTGACATTCATGTCTAATTCACAGTAAGGACATATAAATATCAAATTATCGTTTTTCAATAGAAAACAGCTTGTTGTATTTTCTGATATGTAATGTATTTTATTATTAACAACAATTTGATGCAAATAACCAAGATTTGTATCTTTATCAATTTCATTCATGAAATCATGTGGAGTTTTATTTGCTAATTTGGACAATAACGCACATTTATAAAGATCATTAATAAAGATTTTATTCATAAATTTTATACAATATAGGTAAAAATTCTATATTTTATAGATAAAAAAAGATTTGATATTTAGTTACTGTAAGCAAGACCACCCATACCAGACATGATACGAAGGACGTTGTAATTTACAGCATATATAGATAAATTTCCAGAAACTTTGGAAGATACTGATAATACAGCAGTATCTATACGAGACATATTAAGGGTTCCAGAGGGTTGGTGTTCTTCGGGTTTAAGAGCGAATGAATATACATTGATACCAGAGTTCCATTTGGAAGGAGTATTTTCGTGATGTTGATAAGGTTGTACACTTGAGAAATAAGATCCATCACGTTCGGCCATACGATCATTTCCATTTAATTGTATTTTAGCCTTCATAACATGATTCATATACTGATCATCGGCATATTTATTCCATTTATCAATTGCGGTATCATCATTAGAACGAACAGTCCAGATAAGTTCTTTACAAGGATGATTGAAAGTCATTCTGGAACTCTTCATGTTATTAGAGTCAGTGCTTTCAGTTATGGTATCAGAGCCAGTAAATTGAAGTTGTTCAATAAGGTATTCGTGTGAAAGTTGAGCAAATCTTCTGCGTTCATCAGTGTCGAGGAATATGTAATCAACCCATAATGATACGTCAGATAATTCCGCAGCACCAGTAGAAATCTCAGATTTAGAAGCATAGGAAATATTGATTTTGACTTCATGATATTGAAGAGCAATAAGAGGAAGTGCTAAGCCAACGTTGCGACAGAACCAGAATTCAAGAGGAACATAAACTTCGTATTTTTTGCCAGTAGATAAAGTGGTGGAAGATAATTCTCCATCGATTCTGGAAGCACCGCCAACCATTTTTTCGTAACCATCTTTCTTACCTACAGGCATCGAAAGTTCATTCCAAATGTAAAGCCATTCAGAATAATGTTTGTCTATCTTTTGACCACCGATTTCTAATTCAATAGTTTTAAGTAATTTTTGACCGAAATATGGAACAAGTTCAATATCATTTTCAGAAGAATTTCCAACTTTAGCATTAAAGTAAATACGATTAATTAAATCACCGTTACGAGTGATAAGGACACTTACAGATGAACCGAAGTTATTATTTCCATTAAATGATTGTTCAATGGATTCCATGGCAAAATTAGTGTGTCTACGGTAAACAACTTTGAAAAAGGTAATTTGGGGATTACCAGTTAAATAAACATCTTGAGCGCCATAAGCGACTAATTGAAGAAGACCACCACCCATTTTATTGTTATATTCTTTATACTATAATAGAAGAAAAAAAAAGAGATATATTATTTTTATTATTAGTTGCTATAAGCAATACCACCCATGCCAGACATGATACGGAGAACATTGTAGTTGACGGTATAGACATTAAGATTTTTGTTATTAGCAGAAGAGTAATCTGATGAAACATTGAGATTAGCAGTATCTATGCGAGACATATTAAGGGTTCCCGAGGGTTGGTGTTCTTCAGGTTTAAGAGCAAATGAATACACATTGATACCAGCATTTGATGGAACATTTTCGTGATGTTGGAAAGGTTGAACAAGATTGAAATATAAACCATCACGTTGGGCAAAACGATCATTTCCATTAAGGACAAGTTTAGCGAAGTTGATGGGATTTTTGCTTGTGATACAATCAGCAGCAAGTTTTTCTAAAATCGCACTATCAGTTTTGTCGGTAACGACAATTTTTTTAGTTGCATCCGAAGCATCAGTTGTGTAATTCATCCAATTGTTATTGTCAGCATCGCCATCGGTTACAACCCATACAAGTTCTTTGCAAGGATGATTGAAATTAAGTTTAGCTTTCATTTCTTTTGAAGGTATCGATTCTTGACCAGTGAATTGAAGTTGTTCAATTAAATACTCATGGGAAAGTTGGGCAAAACGTCTGCGTTCATCAGTATCAAGGAAGACATAATCTACCCAAAGAGAAGCATTGAATCCACCAGTTAATGCAACAGCAGTATCACCTTTGCATTTATCACTTGTTTCGAAATTGATATTTATTTTAACTTCGTGATATTGAAGAGATATGAGAGGGAGAGCTAAACCAACATTGCGGCAGAACCAGAATTCAAGAGGAATATATAATTGAGATTCCATATCGGTTCCAGGTACACCACCAGTAGCACCTATCATATTGTAATAACCAGATCTCTTGGAAAGAGGGAGAGAAAGTTCATTCCAGATATACATCCAGTGAGAATAATGTTTATCAATCTTTTGACCACCAATTTCTATTTCAACATAGTTAATGAGGCGGAGACCATAGAATTTACATAAAGTATCTCCTGTTGCTCCCGACAAATCTACAGTGAGATAGACACGATTGATTAAATCACCATTTCTTGAAATAGTACTGGTTACTCTTTGACCATATCCGGGAGTTCCACTGAAAGTTTGTTCAATAGATTCTATCGCAAAATTGGTATGTCTACGATAAACAGCTTTGAAGAAGGTAATTTGAGGATTACCAGTTAAATAAACATCTTGAGCGCCATAGGCAACTAATTGAAGAAGACCACCGCCCATATTATTGCTATATTCTTTATACTATAATATAAGAAAAAAAAAGAGAGATATTAGATTTTTAGTTACTGTATGCAAGACCACCCATTCCAGACATGATACGGAGGACATTGTAATTTACAGCATATATATTAATAGTTCCGTTTTGTTGACCAGTTAAATAACCAGATTGAGTTTCCATGGATAACACGGCAGTATCGATACGAGACATATTAAGAGTTCCTGAGGGTTGGTGTTCTTCGGGTTTAAGAGCAAATGAATACACATTGATACCTCTGTTAGAAGGTATATTGGTGTGATGTTGATAAGGTTGAACATAATTGAAATATGAACCTTTGCGAACAGCGAAACGATCATTGCCATTAAGTTGTAATAGACAATTGGTTAAAGGATTTTTACCATCGATATCATTATAAGTATTTAGTTTTGTATCTGCTGTATTATCTTCAGTTATGACAATATTATCAGTAGTGGTATAATTGTACCAGCAATTGTAACCACTGTTTTTAGATACCCATATAAGCTCCTTGCAAGGGTGATTGAAGTTAAGTTTGTATCTATTGTTTCCACTTGATGAAATATTTTCTTGACCAGTGAATTGTAATTGTTCGATTAAATACTCGTGGGAAAGTTGAGCAAAACGTCTGCGTTCATCAGTATCAAGGAATATGTAATCAATCCATAATGATGCATCTAAATTTGCACTAATGCTAGTAGCATTGGAATAATGAACACAATTAGCCATAGTATCGAATAATATTTTGAATTTAACTTCATGATATTGAAGAGCTATAAGGGGAAGAGCTAAACCAACATTGCGACAGAACCAGAATTCAAGAGGGATGTATAACATAGTTGTATCAACGGCGCTAAGATCATCACCATTAGCACCAACCATATTTTCATATCCTTGTTTCTTACCCATAGGAAGGGAAAGTTCGTTCCAGATATACATCCAATCAGAATAATGTTTATCTATTTGTTGTCCACCAATTTCAACAACAACCTCTTTTAGTAAACGAAGACCATAGTAATTAACATATCGAGGGTCTGCACCATCTGTTACTGCAGTTCCTTTATATTCGGGTATTTTAGGGACATTAACTTGGAGATAAGCTCTATTGATTAAATCACCATTACGGGAAACTGTAACTGATATTTGAGATCCATAATTAGAAATTCCATTGAAAGTTTGTTGGATAGATTCTATCGCAAAATTGGTATGTCTACGGTAAACAACTTTGAAAAAGGTAATTTGAGGATTACCAGTTAAATAAACATCTTGAGCGCCATAAGCGACTAATTGAAGAAGACCACCACCCATTTTATTGTTATATTCTTTATACTATAATAGAAGAAAAAAAAAGAGAAATATTGTTTTCATATTACTTAAGAATGTATTTGTAAATATTATTTATAAATTAATGTTTAAAGAAAAGACTTCAAAGAAACGAATACATGTTTCGGAAAATGATAAAAAACTTTTTACATTAGATGTTATGCATAGTAAAATGATTGAAAAATTTCAACAACACAACGATGAATTACATGCACAACAAATATATTTAAATGAAATGAAAAATAATCAAAAAGAAATAGAATGTTATATTTTGAATACCGATTGTGAAGATGAAAATTATACTGAAATATGGGGATCTAATATTTATTTAAAGGAGAAAATACAAAATACTGAAAAACATATCAAAAAAATAAAAGATTCTAATAATGAATTGGAATATTATACTGATACAAGTGATATTTTATTTAATTACTATGACTTGATTGAAAAACAATCTAAAAAAAAGCAAATTAAACAAATTATTAAACCAACTAATAAAACTATATTAGATGCCCTTAACAATATTAATACAACTGATAAAGAAATTACTGAAAATTGTAATTTAGAAACTGATGTTAAAATAAAAGATAAAAGTGATTTAGTTGATGAATATTTAAATATTACAAATAAAAATTATATCAAAAAAACTGATCATAACGAGTTAGAAAATTGTAAAATATGCAAGGAACCAATGACTTGTTTTCAACACGAAGCTATTATTATTTGTGAAAAATGTGGTTTCCAAGAATTACTTCTTGTTGAACAAAATAGACCTATTTTAAAACAGAATATAAAAGATACATCTCATTTTAGTTACAAAAGAATAAATCATTTTCGTGAATGGTGCAACCAAGTACAGGGAAAAGAAAGTACAGATATTCCTAACGAAATATTTGAGAAAATTTTGAATGAGATTAAAAAAGAAAAAATAACCAATACGAAAAAAATTACTTATTCCAAAATGAGAGAAATATTGAAAAGACTTCGTATTAATAAATATTATGAACATATCAATTACATTATTAATCGTATTAATGGTATTCCTACACCGCATTTTTCTGCCGAATTGGAAGAAAAATTATTTATTATGTTCCGAGATATACAAGGTCCTTTTTTGAAACATTGTCCCAAAGATCGAAAAAATTTCTTATCATATAGTTATGTTTTGTATAAGTTTTTTCAAATATTAGGTCTGAATGAATATCTTAGCTATTTTCCATTATTGAAAAGTAGAGAAAAATTATATGTTCAAGATCAAATATGGAAAAAGATTTGTGAAGACTTAAATTATGAATTTCATCCTTCTCCATTGTTATAATTTAAATTCACGGGAAACCCATTAATTTAAATCCTACACCTAAACCAGTTCCCTGTCTGGCACCACTTGATATGGCAGGGGCAAGAATGTCTAAAATCGAAAATACAGCAGCGGCTGTTAATGCAATTATCATTATTTCTTGCGCAGATGGTTGAGGGTTGGTTATGAAATATGTTACTAAACCAACTGATAAACCTTCAAGTAAGTATTTTATTAATCTTACAATCGCTTCATTTATATCTAATGAATACTCCATGATATCTAATATATTTCTTATATTATTATGAGAGATTTTTTTTATCAAAAACTATATAAGATTTTGAACATTTATTTTTATAAATAAGGAAATGCAAACTGTTTCTGTTAAAGAACATGATTATTTAGAAGAAGATAAACAAATTAGAGGACAAAATTATTGTCTACTCTCTTTTATTAGTCCCGAAGATGTTATTGTTAACAAAGAATCATATTTCTTTTCAAAATTTCTTGATAAATTTGGCAAAGATATGAACACATTATTCGATGGTCTTAAATCCAAATTTCCAGACTCGCATGATATGATAGAAACTATTAAAAATAATCACAACTATATACTCGATCCTGAGGAAATGAATAGTCAATACAACTTTTTCAAATCTGTTAATTCTTCTGATATTGAAGCAGATTATCATAGAGATAATAATTTCCAAACTACTATGAGAGGTCTTAAAGTCAGAGGTGTATTTGATACTATTGAAGAAGCTAAAAATAGATCAGAATTCCTTAAAAAAATTGATGATAAATTTGATATTTTTATTGGTCAAGTTGGTTGCTGGTGTCCTTGGTCTCCTAATCCAAGTGATCTTGAAAATCAAGAATATGGCGAAACACAACTTAATACTTTAATGAAGAAATATAAGGAAAATATGGAAAGTAAAGATGAAGTTTTTGAACAAAGAAAACAAGAAGCTATCAAATCCACATCAACAAAGTCTGATGTTGATGATATTTCTGCACAAATGGAAAAGACAGATCCATGGAGTGAACGTCAAAATGTTGAAAACGAAGTTCTATGAATTTAAATAAGTATTATTTTTCTATATTTTTAATATAAAAGATGAAAAGCTTTGCAATATTCCTTTTATTTATTGGCACAATTCTTGTTCTTCAAGGGTATTACAGTCAATCCCATGATAGTTCTAATTTACAAAAAACTAAAATACAATATGTTCCGAGAACCTTTTATGAAGACCAATTAGGTGAAGAAAATATAGACCAGTATTATAAAGGCATTTTTGATTCAAAAAATATAAAGTAGTTTTTATTATTTTTATATTTCGTATGTATAGAATTTTGAAATAGTATGGAAATTAAATCTACTGATTTACTCTACAGTATTTTTCAACATATACAAGGGGATAAATCAATTGATTTTGTTCAATCTTTGTTTCTTAAATATGACAATTTATTAACAGAAAAACAAAAAGTGATTGAAGATAATATTCTGTTTTATAACGAAAAGTATAAGTCTAAAAGAGACCTTCAAAATTATCAATATGAAGAATTCTTGAAACAAAAACAAATTTTATTATCACAATTTAAAGAAAATCCTTCCAAAGAAAATATATATAAAATTATTGAATCTAAGTTTCACTATAGCATAATTGATGATATATTTTCATATGATTTACTGCACAATCATAATCTTGATTATGTTGAAAAACCTATAAATAAAGTTCTGTCACATAAAAAAAACAAAAAAAATCTTAAAGAATCTAAAGAAAAACCCATCAAACCTAAAGAAGAAATCATAGAAGAACCGAAAGAAGAATTTATAGAAGAACTCAAAGAAGAACCCAATGAAAAAATCATAGAAGAACCTAAAGAAGAACTCAAAGAAGAACCCAATGAAAAAATCATAGAAGAACCTAAAGAAGAACTCATAGAAGAACCTAAAGAAGAACATTTTGATACGAAGAAAAATAATGTTTTTAATACTGAAACTATTGATCATTCGAAAAATGTTGACTTTTGGAAGAAAAATAAAACAATTAAGTTCTATTCATTCTATCATCACGAATTTCCATATGATAATCAAGATGCAGACGCTGTTTTAAATAGTCTTTTGACAAGTGCTTCTCTTAACGTATTTTTATACAATAGTATAAAAGATACCAAAATGTTACAGAAAATTGTTGTTCTTAATGCCGAGTTTTATTTTGATCTTGAAAAAATGATAAACAATGAGGAAGATATGGATAATTTAATAGAAGGATATCTTAAATTTTTAGATAAGGATTGGAATAATAAAGTTCTATTTATTCCTATCAACATTGATAATATTCATTGGATTTCGTGCATTATTGATCCTAAAAAAGAAAAAATGTTTATTTTAGATCCTTATGGACATGAAAATCCAGATGTTGCTGATAATATTAATACTTGGAGAAATTGGTTATTAAGTAAACAACCGTATTTATCAAATAAAGCTTTTGAAATTGTTTATGATATACCCAATATTGCTCAACAAAATTTAGAAGATGTTGATAATTGTGGAGTGTATACAATATCATATTTTATGTTTTATATGAAATATGACAAATTTCCAAATAAAAACGATATTGAAGATATACAGAGTATCAGAAAATATATATATAATTATATAACGAAAATTGTGAAATGTCCCATTGGTAAGAAATTAAATCCAAAAACTAATAGATGTGTTAAAGAGAAATAAAAAATAATTATTTATTAAAAGACATGCAATTTTATTTTTCACTTTTTATTCTTGGTGTAATCACTGGAGTTTTTTTATTATATTTAAAATTACCCAAGACTCAAAAAATTATTAAATTTCCTTCACCATACAATTCTGGCAGCATTGTGTATAAAGGTTTGAGCGGAGATTGTTATAAAGTTCATGCAAAAGAAGTAAAATGTAGTGAAAAGGCGATAAAACAACCAATAATTTAATATTCATATTTTGTAGATACCTCTTATGAAAAATACTGTTTTAAAACAATTTTTTGACAATATCAATACTGAAATAGGTAGTATGATATTTAGTTTTATTTGTGGTATGGGTTTATCTATGATTTTTAAATTCAATTGTCAAAAAAATTGTATTTCATATTTAGCACCACATCCAGATGATTTTATTGATAAACAATTTAAAATTGAAGGAAAATGTTTTGTTTATACACCTTATATTGTAGATTGTAATCAAGATGATGTTTTATTACCTTATAATTCAAATGATAATGTGGAAAATCAATTATGAATGCGTTTTATTTATTTATTTTTGTTATTATTATATAATAGATATAAATGGCTTCTCCCCCTGTCAACAATTCAATTCAAATGTCTACGCCTATAAATAGTCTTCCTTTAAAAACAAATGATGTCAATAATATCAATTTTGGAGAAGATCCAGATATCGAAAACGTATTAAAAGATTTTGAAAAATATGAAACAAAAGAGGTTGTTCAAACACAACCTATTGTTGTTCCTCCAACAATCATTCATCAAATACCACAAGATATAAAACCAGAATTTGATCAAAAACTAAATTATAATGATGGTACATCATTTTTGGATTTCAATATCGCAAAACATGTGTTTGGGTTAGTTATAATAGTTGCATTATTGTATAACACAAGTTTATTAGAAAAATTATTTAATTTTATTCCATATTCGCTGAAAAAACATATTTACGGTTATGAAATTTACATTCATTTGGTCATATTATTTATCATATTTTATTCATATGAAAAATATTTATCAGTATAATCATACCCAGCTTTATTTAAGTTTTCTTTATCAATTCCTTGTGCACTATACATTCCTTCATTATTAAAACCTTTCAATACACCTTTTACTTCTGTATTGTAATTTTCTTCTTTAACAATATTGTTCTGTGCTGCTATAAGATGTTCATTAGTTAAGTAATCTAACATAATTGGTTTCGCATCATTTTGTTCTTTTTTTGTTTGTGAAGAAGAAGATTCATTTTCTTTTATCTTTTTTATTTTCTTATATATTTCATAATATATTAACATTAATACCAAACCCATTATGAATCCAAATACACTATCGTAAAATATTAATCCTATTAAAATCATTCCAATGACTAATTGTGTGATTGGATTTTTCATTTTTTTATAAAAAGGAAAATCATCAGCAATTGCAACCAATAAAAGTAATAACACAGCAATTATACGTAAAGTTTCCTTTAACATATTTGTTCTATAATTAGAGATATATAAAAAAATGAAATTTTTTGATTGTATGTATTCATTTCAATGACAACAATATTGTCAATTCATGGATATGGTATTTCTAAATTATTTTATAGAGATGAAATTGAAAATTTGAAAAAAGATCTTATTATGAAACCAAATATAAACTTTTCTTTGGGTGATGTTGAAGAAAAAACATTTAATATATACCATGAAACTGATAAAATTATTTACATTCCAAGATATTATGGAT